AATAAAGTCTAGTTCTGCTTTTACCTTCTTGTCGTTTTTGTCGTATATAAATGCAGAATTTAGTAGACTAACATCGACTACTTTTTCTTCTTCTCTAATTACTTTCCATGCAGTTTGTCTTAGAGCATTGTTCCATGATACTAGTCTACCAACTACCTGACTAGAAACATTTTTATGTGCAGGACTAGTAATTAACAACTTGCCTGACGTGTAGTCAACTGCTTGACCAAATTTAGTCAGTTCTGAAACATTATTATCAACTACCTGTTGACCAAATACAAATTTTCCTGGAGATGCTATGCTATCGCTAGCTGATGACAAGTAATCAAATGTATATACTACACCACTTTGTGTTTGTATATCTCTAATTTCAGTATGGTCACTGTCTAATGTTGTTATACCCCCGTCAAGTGTCACTTCTAAATTACTTGCTCCGTTTGGAGATCCAACTACTAGAGTTAATGCATCACTTGATATTGATATTGATTCACCAAAGTTTGTATATTCTCTAGGATATGGATTTGTTATTGTTTGTGTTACAGCAAATATATCTAATCCTAGTGCAGTCAACGGAGTAAGTCCATTGGTTGCCGGTAGTATTACTAATTTGTTTGCTACAGGACCAGCATCTACATTTATCAATGAAATGTTAAGTTTATCACCTGTTGTTGCTGTTGCAACTACATTTGGAATATCAGCATTGTTAATATCTGTAACTACTTGAGCCAATGATGTGCCTGTAAAGGTTACAAGATAGTTATTAATTCTTATTTTGTGTCCAGATACTACTGTTGGAGTAGCTACTGTTCCTGTAATTGTTCCGTAAAGTCTTGACTGGTTAACAGCTCTTGTTACTGATCCACCTTCAGGAACTTCTTGATTGCTTGACGGTGCACTGGCATACACTGAACAGTTAGTTGGACATATTTTAACTTTACTTCCAAACAACGAACCTTGGTTTGCATTTGTCATTTCTATTGTGTCAACTAGCTGTACGTTATTAGTTTCAACATCAACAAAGTCGCCTAATGCAGGTGCTGTTGCTAGTGTAGCTGTTTTAGTAGTAAATGTATATGTTCCGCCAATGTATCTAGTACTGTTTGTTTGATAAACACCGTTGACATAAACTTCAGCTCTGCCTTGCGGTGTTTGATCTACTGTAAATGTTTTATTTGAGGCCACAGTCTGTTGGAAACGTTGAACGTCTCTATCATAAACGTATACTTTACCTACTTGATCTATCACACCCGATGTTGCTAGCGGAGCACCAATGATAATTTGTCTACCGTCTGTAGTGGTTGATACTGAATCACCAAATCTATCACCTAGTGTTCCGGCTATAGTTGTAACATGCTCGTAGTAATCTGCTGACCTAATAGATATAACAGCGGCACCAGCTGGTGCTACTGTAAATGCAAATGTCAATGAACTATCAGCACCAAACGAATAATCTAATTCTGGACGTTGTAATACACCGTCAACAAATACCTGTATTGAATTTAATCCATCTACTGTGTATAATCCTGTAATGTCAAACTCTAGTGTCGATCCATCACCTGCGAGTGTTAATGTCTCATTTCTGGTAATATTAACTCCCTGTCCTGCCTTAGGAGCAACATCTAGAGTTATAACATTACCTGCAAATGTGTAACCATCATCAGCTATTATTGAATTTCCTACAACGACTGTAATTTGATCTTTAGCATTGCCTGCTGAAATAATAGAGCTGGATATATTATATCCTTTAGTACTGCCGTCGCCTGTAAATGTTGCTCTTTGTAATTGTCTGTCAACTCGCTGGTAACCATACACTCTACTCTTGCCAGGTGCTCCAACATATATCCATCTACCATCTTCACTAATTGTAACAGCATCTCCAAAACGTCCAAGGCTTGTTGGATTGCCGTCTGGTGTTACTAACAGTTGGTGTTCGACCATCGAAGTGTTATTTGCTTGTTTTATAACAACTGCATATCCTTGTCCACTATTGGAAGTACTTGCACCTGCTACTGCATATATTTCGTTAGCAAACGTAATATCATTTCCATAACCAGTTACTCCGGTTGTACCGGCTAGTGTAAGTGTTGAGTTTTCAGCATACACGTCGTCAGCTGTTTTAACAAACGAGTATACTGCTCCTCTACTTGAATTGTGGAGGTTGTCGCCTACTAGTGCAGTCAGACTATTTTTATTTTGTGCTACGCTGGCACCAAAGTTTGTATCAGCTACTGTTGTAAAAGTAGTTAAACTTGACTCTGCTGTAAATGGCCATCTTTTTTCTAACACTGTCCATAAGTTTTGACCGTTGTTGTCTACCCACACTCTGTTACCGACACTTAGTGAGTTAACAAAAGGTAAATTAAGTATGTCACTTGGCTGTGTAACCCTGACTGAGTTTAATTTAAATAGCAGTCCTTGGCTTGTTATTGTAGAAACATCTGTCGGTAGTGATAAGTTTACTGTAATTTTATCTATACCAGGAGTTGATACTACTCTGTACGCAAAATCTACAGCAACATCAAAATATTTAACTACAACTAGATCATTCTTTGCTAGTTGATGTGGAGCATTGAATGTAAGTGTTGATGTTCCGTCTAAGTTATCAGTAGCTGTTGTTATTATTTGATTCAACGTACTAACTCTGTATATGTTCCAGTTATGTGCGTTATCTTTAGCTACCCAGATTGTAGTTCCCGCCTGCAATTGTTCTAGATAAGGTGTTAGTATGCCAAGATCATCTAAGTCGAATGCTTGGAAGTTAATGTCATCTATGTTAACGTAGCCAGCTGTTGGTAATCCTAGATCGTTAACTTCACTAGAGTAGATAGTACTCAGAGGTCCGCCATTTGCAAGATTAACTTTATAACTTTGTCTATAAATGTTGCCTAGTTCTACTGTTTGATCAGCTGTTGATGTAGCACCATTGTTTACTAAACTAATTGTACTTGGATTACCAGTTAACAAACTTTCACTTGCTTCTAATTCAATATAGCTTCTATTTGCGTTAGCACCATACGCACCTTGTTTAACTGCCCAATTCTCAAATACCGAATAGTCAGTTAATTCTTTTTCTAACTTAGCTGATTTAAATAAATCAACAGCACGTTTTGTACCTTTGTTGCTTATGTAGTTTTCGTAAACATTAACCTGACTGATATCATCTAAGTTCATGTTTTCTAAATAGTCACGCTTGTTAAATCCAATCAGCCCAAATCCTAATTGATCTGCATCTTGTTCTAGGTTAGCAACATTGCTATCATAGTAGTCTTTAATTTGATCACTCTTAAGGCTAAGGTTAGGTAGTAGACCTTTTTTAATTTGATCGTACTCTGTTTCTAACCATAAGCTGTAATTAAAGTCTGTACTTGGGTCAACATGTTCTGCCGCAGAGTAATATTGTGTTTTATAAAGAACAATGTCACCTTTAGAGTATGACCTTGTTCCGGTCCATTCACCAACATTGTCTAGATTAAACACAAATCCTTGTGCTTCAACTTGTCCAGTCCAATCGCCTGTGTTGTATCCGTTAATTTTAAGTCGCTGTTGCCTTGACCCTGTTGTTGGATCGTAAATTAAGTCATTAAATATTGACACGTTATCAAATACTAATACATGTTCATAACTTGTAAACTTAGCATTGATATATGCTATAGCATTTTCATCTGTTGTTTGAACTTCAAATACATTATCGAGTCTATTAAATACCAACCTATCATTGGTAATACCTTTAAGGTTTTGATTTAGTATAAAGTCATCTGCACCTTGCCCTAATATTGGAGCGACTACTGCTTGTGTTTTTTTAATTTGTAACTTACTAGCATTTGGATTTAAGTTAATGATGCTACCGTTACGCCACCCTTGCTGACTCCAGTAAAGTGCTTCGCGGATCATCTGATACCAGTCTAGTAAATAATCATTTTCTCTAGCTTCAAACACATAGCCTTTAGATTCTAACCAACGGCCGTAACTTATTAAAAAGTCACTTAGTGTACTAGTATTAGTAAACACATAACCATATGGTATTTTTACTTCAGTATCACTAAAGTCAGATGATACTCTTACATCTTTAGCACCAACTTTTATAGTTTTATAATTACCATTTGGTATGCTAGTGAATATAGTAAAGTATGGCTGTAGTTTACTGTTACCATAGACTGCGTATCCGTCTGCTGTTTTTTGTATAATAACTGAACTAAATTCAACTTGATCAAATATTTCATTGTTGTACAAGAATACTTCATAGCTTTCGTCTGGTAATAGCAAACTTGTGTTGTTTGAATTTGGGCTTGTCTTTTCTGTAAAGATTTTTAAATACTCTTTATCACTAAATCCAGCTAGTCTATATGTTAATTGTATTTCAATATTTGACAACAGTTCTGCAATTTCTGTGCTAGTCGAGATTCCTTGCTTACGAGCAAAGTCAACTGACCAATTGATATATGAATGTTTAGGATTGTTTTCACCGTATATACTAATATCGCTTGATTTAATTCTTGTTCTACCGTTATAAAGGTATTGTCCTAGAGCAGTATCGTATTTGTATAAGTCTCTGTCTGCGTTAAGAGCAAAAAACTCTGCTGGCTTAGTTAATGCCAACAATCTCATTACAGCAAATGGGTATGAACTAGATTTCCTCCAGACTGATTCTACCGGACCTTGATCCCCTTGTACCCATGATTTTTTAAGACTTAGATTGTCATAGTTTTTAACCATAACATCAAATGGTGTTTTTATTGCACCTTCATCAGTTACTGGAATAACTTTTGTTAAATTAGTTCTTATAAATTTAGTATCTACTGAGTATGTATCAACACCGTCCCAGATACGTCCAGCGGCTAAATCATCCCATAAAACACGGTTGCCTGATGTATATGGTGCAGGGCCGTATTTGCTTGTCCACCAAATTGGCTGTTCTGAGAAGCCTATCATTTCCCATGGTCTTATATGTGGAAGATCTGTGTCATAGTATTTGTTAAACACTCCTCTCCAGTGTCCTGGTAATAGCTCGCCATCTAGAGTATCATTAGCTTTTGAGTAATTCCAAGTCCGTGTGTCGTCTTGCTCAAAATCTTGTAGTTTATAATCTAATCTATTCCAGCTTACCCAAGTTAAGAAACTAGTTCCTAGTATTTCTGTAATTTCTTCTTCAGTATAATCAGTTGTTCTAAACTTACCCGGCACAACATCTTCAGCACACAACGGAATATCACCTGTCCATTTGATGTTGTTGTAGATGCGTTTCTCAAACTCTAAAAGTATGTTGTCTCGGTCATCACCCCATGCTAGTACTTTTGAACCATCGTGTCCTAGTATTACGTTTGTTTCAGTAACATAGGTGTCATCTGAATATATCTCAGGTTTGTATTTTTTATATAATCCTAACTTGGTAGGAGTGCTTGGTACATAACTTCCGTATGTTGTTGCATACTCTCTAATTTTAACCACATCGCCTGCTACTAGAGTTGCAAGACCGGTGGGCACAGCATGTATTGTTAATCTAGCACCATCTATTGCCACTGAGTAATCAATATCTTTTATTAATTGTATATCATTTTTATAAACTAGTAGACCTTTATAGTTTGCTTTTGTAAAATCATATATTGTTGTTAGGTCAAAGACTTCGTCATCAATTGCTGTAATTGTGTAAGTTGCTTCGGCATACACGTCACCGGAAGGAATAGTATCGCTCCAGTAAAATGGCTGTGTTGATTCTTTGCTAGCGTTAACATACGCTAATGCTTTATCTAATTTCTGTGCGGTTGTTCCTAAAAAGTCATTTTTTGCAATAGCATCAATTACTTTGTTTTTATACTTTTCGTATTCTGTGCCTGCGTATGCCATTGAGTCAAAGAAGTTAATATTAGAATCTCTAACAAACGTAGTAGCTAGCTCTATCGGTGAGCCTTGTTGCACTATTCTATTACCGTAAGGTACAACATCTCCTAAATCTCTAACATTGGTGATACCTAACACTGCACCTGAAAGAGTTGGAATATTCTGTGCTAGATCAACATAATGATTTCTTACTGTACCTAACGTAACTGTAGTGAATGTGTTATTAGGTGAATTATTAGCTAGGTTGTCTGGTATTTGATAAAATCCTGTTTTGCTAACAACATCACTAATAATACGCACTTCAATGTTTGCACCGGTTGACGGTACATGGTCAGATGCAAATGTTATTGTTGTTTGATCTTCTGTAGTTATGTAAGTGTATTTGTTTAAGTTATAAAATACATTATCAACAAATACAACAACTGCATTATCTGTTACTGCTTTGGCTGGAATGTCACATACCAAAGGCACACCTGTATAGGTAAATGCTATTATCTGTGACTGTATTGATTTGTTAAGATGTTTTTTCCATCCTAGTTCTTTTTCAAATGTAGTCCTATCTGAATAAGCGTGAGCAAATCCAACATTAATACCTGAGGTATTACTAACAGAGTCTGACGTATAAACAAAAGTATCACTTTCTAAATTGTTATCAAATACAATGTCTCCTACATTATTAATACTGAGATATTTTAATCTCTGATTTAATATTGGATCTAGTGCTCCTGAACCTTCAGCATATGAAAATAACTTAGTGCCTGTAAAGTTTGTACTTGGATAAGCTGTTTGACTACCTAAACTGTTGCCTGTGCTGTCAAATATATCAAATAACGGTGCCTGATTAACTTTTATTTTTTGTTGTGTTTCTGTCCAAACAATGCCTGTGTACCTATAGCTCTTGCCTTGCAGTGTTGACCCACTAAGCAAGTATGCTGTGTTGTCAGTAGCTATTTCCCCGTCTGTTGCTACAGTTAGATTAATTATTTTACTAGTACTAGTTACCCCGTCTTCATCTATTATAGAAACCTGATAAATTTTATTTCTAACTTCAGGGTCTGTGTCATTAGCAAATATAATTCTTGCTCCGTCTACTAGGTTGTAACCGTCTAAACTATATCCTGTTTTTCCATTAACGTTACTGAGGGCATCTGTTTGATTAAAGTCAATTATGTTAACTGGTGCCTTGCCTTCTGTTCCAAAATTAAACAGTTTTAGGCCTGCTTTAAATTCTAATACAGGACGTTTAGCTCTTACAGTTTGATCTAAATTTGCAATTGTATTATTATATTCTGCTGTTTTGTTAATAACGTCAATGTGTGTCCAACGGTTGGTTCTAGTCCAGGGGTTAAGATCTTTACTAGCTTTGTTAATTGTAAAGTAATCTTGACTCTTAGGTGCATTCAAACTTGAATCATATGGTCCGCTATCAAAAGCAGTAGTATCAAATGGTAATGTTTCATCATCTAAAAACGGTTCTGGAGTTTGAAAATTTGTTTCTGCAAGCAATTGAATTGCAGTACCTACACCTTCAATATAATACGTTTGATCCTGATAGATAGCAGGTGCTGTTCTACCGCGGAATTGTACTTTTAATCCATTGGTAAATGTAACTCCATTGGGAGAAGTATAATTTACTTTGCCTACAATGTCGTCTTCAACATCTAACAAGGTAGCATCTATTTCATCTACTACTTTGATTACACCAAATTTAGTAGCATCAGTTTGATCTTGATAATAAAGTATATCACGTGTTGCTGTTAATAAAGGTTGAGGTTCAAAATATCCCTCAGCTGATTTGTAAAAATATCTAGAAGCATTAAGTGTTCCGTATTGTATTTCAAACTTATTCAGATTAGGTACGTCTAGTACTCTTGATAATACCATATATGGTCTAGTTGGTTCACTGGCATCAATTTGATACTGTATTTTCCATACTCCGTATCGTTGTGCTTGTGTAGTAACATCAGTTGTTGCATCAAATACTCCATCATCATACCCAGTAGTAGTTGAATCAAATCTATCTGTAACTCTCCAGCCACTAAATGCACTGTCGCTATCTGTGTTTTTATTTAAGAATATAACTGTGCGATTTTCTAAATCACTTATTGAGTCAATTCCTTTATGCTCATCTAAGAACACATCTACATAGACATTGTTGATTTGATCAAATCTTAAGTCAGTTGTTAGATCAACTGTGCCTAAGTCAGTCATTGTGTAGAATTCATTTTGTTCTGTACTTAACGGAACATTAAATTCTACTATACCGTTGTCTTCACCGTTGTTAGTAACGCCAAGTACATCTCTACTTGAAATATTTTCTTGTCCAGGTATTACACCAGTTGCTCCGGGATTTGTTTGTATCCAGAAGGGATTGTCTGACTGCTCTACTTCAAATGTATAGTTACCGCCTCTTACTAAGGTAATTGTTGGATTTTGTCCTGCTGTTCCCGATAACGTATACCCGCTTGTTGTTCTTCCAACTGTAAAGTCGTTAGTGAGTCCTATATCTGTAGCTTGCACATTAACTGGGTCAGGACCACCTGCTAACCAATAGTATTGGCCAAAGTTAATAAACTTATCATAATCAACAAATGGATCCCATGCGTAAAATTCACTTGAGAACAAACGATCATGTTTATTTGTTTTTGCACCGCGTACATTGAGAGCGTCTATCAATCCAGGATATGTAGTTAGGTCTTTTGTTCTTGTAGTGTTTGGTATTTTATAAACCACTGATGGATCAAGCTGGTAGTTTGCTCTTGTGGTGTCTGGTTCAAGAACATAACTGTCAGTTGCACTTACTCCTGGGCCGTTCTTTTTACCTATGTAACCTTCAACACGCTGAAGCTTGCTTGGTTGAACCATCTGGTCCAATGTAGCTGATAAGAATTTTTTGTTGGTCTCTGTCCTAAATATCTCAGGTAGTAGGTCAACTGTGCGTGTTCTTGTTATCATTAAATTATTCCACTATTAGTTGCTGTTCTTAATGCACTAGAAGTTAGTGCGTCAATGACTACAATACTATCTACCGAAGCCGCATTTACAAATATTTCGTCAGGTGCTGATCGTATTTCGTATAAGTCACCGAAGCTCTTTGTTGGGTCTTTAGGAACTAGCACAACTGAACTTACTATGTCACCTAACTCAGAATGTAGGTATGCTGACAATTCTGAGAAGTAAAATGTATCACCAAAGTCCCACTTGTCTATAGTAAAGTATTCATTAAGTGCCTCAACAACACGTGATTTAATTTCACTTGTTGACACTACTGAATTTGCATACTTAATAACTTTAATGTCGCCCTGAAGTTCTGTTGCCGCTTTGCTACCAAACAATGGTTTAAATTTTACAGAATTTAAAATTACATTGTCACTGATCATTTTATAATCTTGTAGTGTAGCATATGCAATTGAAAGCTCGTCAATTGTTGGAGCAAGAGGTTTAGTAACTGTAGCAGTAGAATCCCTAAGCCAATTTTGATATTGGGTATAATACGAACTAGTCGCTAGATATAAATCAATAATGTTTGTTATTGCAGGATCAATTCTCTTACTGTTACTTGAATTATGTTTGTATTGGAAATACAAATCCTGTCTTCCAGTATTAACTTGATACTCTGTTGTTTGTGTAAGTGTGTAGGTTGTTCCAACAACTGTTAGTTTGTAAAACTTTTTATCTGTAGACGCATAAAACACCTGGCCAGTTAGATATTCTGTTTTAACTAATTCTATTGCTGATAATGTTGCATACAATATATTAACTGTTCCACTCGCTATTGGTACGTATCTTTCTAAGTTATCAAAGTCAATGGTTCTCTGTAAAAACGTAACTTTGGTTGTTGCGTTTGTTGCAGGAGCAACTATGTCTGTAAATATGTCAGGGTTATCTGCAATGTTATCACTATCGCTATCAGCATAACTTACTAATACTTTAAAGTTGTCAACAAATCCATCTGTTTCTACTTCCTGACCAATAATATCTAATTTAATATCGCTGGTCAATGATGCATTACTGTCAGGTTTGCTGTTGGTTTTAATTACATTAACAAAATCATTAACTGTTCGTCCTGTCTTAGGATCGTATATTGCATCATTGGAATCAAATATAAATCTATTCTCAGTCACTGATGCAAAGTAATAGTTTAATGTTCTATACTTGACTGTGTATGTTGATCCGTCTGTAGTAAACTGCACTAACCATGATGCATCTCGTTGTAGTCTGTTTGTGTCTTTAGCGTAATTTGTACTAAACTCTGCATCCTGATGTAAATTATCAGATGATATAATATACCATGTAGCAGTTGTGTTATCGTATCCTAGACCAAAGTTTCTATATAATTCAACTTGGTCGATCATTAACGCTTCTGTCGCTGACGGTATGTCTGTTACAAATTTAGGAATTACTTCAGTTGGGATTGCACCAGTAGGTATGAAATCATTTAATACAACAGGTCCGCTACCATCAGCTAGATTGCCGCCGCCAAAACTTGTGCCGTCTAATGTTAGACTAGACACTGTTACCCAAAGAACTAATCTCTCATTGGCACCTGTTGGTGCTCCTGCTTTTAATCTGTTGTTGGCATCAAAGAAGTAACCACTTGGTGGTTCTATTTTAACCAATCCACCTTGTTCGATATAACGAGTATTACTGGTAGCAATTGGTCCAACTGCTATAGGATTACCTGCGGCATTTTTAAAGTAGCCCGAACTTGAATTAGTTGATGCTGTGCTTTGTTGCCAGATAATATCTGTCGACGCATAACTTGGTCTTACAAACTTATCATTATAAAAATGCACCATTGGTCTTGACGCAATAGTTGATTCAAGTTGATTAGTAATTACTGATGCAATATCATTTGTATCAACAAACGTAAATGTAAAGTTAGGTAGAGTATAGTCTCTATAGAACATACCGTCGCTAGCAAACGCATTTGTTGATGAGTACTTACCAGTTGGATCTAATAAATCCAATTGTCTGTTAATACCAATACTCGAACGACCAAGTGCTTTAGATTTTAGTATTGATGTAAACTGTGTGTAAGGGAAGTTATTATAATCTTCACCGTTGACCATTCTGTTCTGTGTATAGAATCTCGCTGGAGCACGAGTTTTAATATCATCAATTGAATCTCTTTGTTTAGCATTAGTTACAGGTTGTTGCAGTCCTAAAACAAAACTTGCTGTTTCGTTACGACCATTGCGACTAACGTATGGTATTGAGATTGTAATATTTTGTAATTCGTCCGGAGTAATAATATAGTCTAATCCGTTTGACTGTCTTACATATGTTCTGAATGTGCCAACTGGAACTTTAGCAAATACACCGTCACCAAATCGTAAATGAACTTGATCGTTTGTTCCAGCAGTTACTGAATATACAGTACGCTGTTGTCCGTTAGTTACTGGAGTAGCTCCTACGCCATATATGCTTTCTACTTTTGTCCATTCAGTTAATGTATTGGTATTTGTAACTTCGTATACCCAAACATCGCTTTGGTTAATTCCTTCAACATTAATGTCAACAGTTCTGTTAGATATCCTTTCTGAAACTGCAAAGTCTTGGCTAATTAATCCGCCTTGTTTGAAGTAAAAGAAAAATCCTGTGTTTGAAGAACCGTAACCTAGCTTGTCGTTTCTATATAACATACTCATAGGACCATTTGGTTGCGGTGCTGGTTCATATATGTAAGTTTTGTTTGATGATGTTGCTGATACAACTTCAAATGACATATTTGTACCATCTACTGTTCCATCAAACGGAACTACAGGCAAAAAGCCATCTACAACATTTAATTCATATTCGTCTGTGGTTACACCTAATATACTTTGTGTATTACCAGGTCTACCTACTCTTTGGCTGTCAGATACAATTGCATTTACTATAGATGTAAATTGTTCGTACCAGTCTTGGTTTGTTGAATCATTCCAATTAACTCTAACTCCTGAAAGATTAAACCCGTTAACGTCTGTTACAGATTCTGTCGTTGACACACCTAATACTTTTAAGTAACCCTGTCCTGCTTCATTACGCTTTGGACTGTACCCTACTAGGTTTGCTAGTTTAACTACTGAGTCTCTACGCTCTGCTGTGTCAATGAAGTTTTCACGGGCATTTAGATCGTTTCTAAATGCAAGACCTTGACCCATAAAGGCCATTAAGTCTAATAGTGCAATAAATTCACTTGACTCTGTGTAGTCATTGTATGTTTCTGGATAGTATAATCGAAGGTAATCTATGAAACTTTTTCGTAGGGTTTCAAAATCGTAACTTTGGAGATCAGCTTCACGGAAAGTCTTATACAGTCTTTTCCAGTCCTCTGCTCCAAATATTGCTGTTTGTCTTGTAGTCTTGGCCATAGTAATCTCGTTGTTATCAAGTATTTATCACTTTAGATAACTGCGTATATTATTATACTATGTTAGCGGATTGGGTTTCTTGGTTGAAGAAAAGGCTTAGTCTTTGCTTTTCTGTTGTAGGTAATACTGTGACAAAAAGTTCTACTAGTACACCATTTTGCTGTGGATATACCTGTAGATCATCTACTTTAACTCTAGGGTCTTGCTCAACTGTTCTACGCATTTCGTGTTCTAGATCTTTCATAGTTGAATCAGTCTGCGGTTCAAATATTAAACCCCACACATTGGTTCCATAACTAGGGTTACCTAACTTTTCACCTTGTTTGATCAAGAGGCTATTCAGCACATCACGTTTAACTAGTTCGTAATCAACTAGTCTAAACTTTTTGCTGTTATCAATTGTAGAAAATCCAAAGTAGGTTGCCATGTTAGTATTTATTCACTTAATATTTAGGTTTAGGTATCTTATCGTTATTAATTAACGCATTGCCTGCGGCATCTACACCTGCTCTATCTGTTGTACCTGAATATCCACCAGGACTACCAAATCCACTTAGATCTGGTGTAATTTTTTCATCTACAAATTCTACAGCATATTGAGCGTTCCTGGCTGTTTGTTTAATACCATTAACTATTGTGGTGTTTAAATCTAACCCTTTAGCCCATTTAACAGTGTCATTAACACCATAGCTAACAGACGCATTTAATATTGCTCCTAGGTCATTGGGTGTTTCTGTACCTTTAACTACTCCGCTTGCTCTTAATTGACTTACGTTGGCCACAAACACATCCTGTACTGCATCTTCTTGTAATGATGCATTATTAAGGAATGATGTTAAGTCTGACACTCCGCCTTTATTAGTCCATACTGTGGAACTAGATAACACTCGTTCAAGTTGTGTTGTTGTATTTCCGTAACTGTCAGTGCTGGTGCTTGTTGGGTCTGTTAAGAATCGATCTATTGTTCCGGGTGTTAGGTAACCTGCTGACTCTAATTGGTCAGCACTTAATCCAAACTGTCCTATGCCTTTATTGGCACTAAATTCGTTATAACGCTGTCCTGTGTCTTTAGCTAGTTGTCCCATAATACCAGTAACTTGATCACTGTTTAGGGTTTCAATGTTTCCAGATGCTTTGCTAATAGCAGTAAAGTCCTTTAGCTCAATACCAGTAGGTGCAAAACTTGATACTTGGGTAAGTGCAGTTTGTGTAGCAGTTGGTAAAGGTGTTTGAGCAACTCCACCAAAGTTAACTGAGTTTGCTACACCTAAGTTATGAAACGGATATGGTTCGTGTGTAGGAACTCTAGTTGCAATAGTTTCTAGTTTTCCTGATTGACTTTCCCATCCAGCACTGCTATTAAACACACTGTCGCTTACTTTATTTTTTGGTATTGCTGTAGCTGGTGATACTGGAATACTACCGCCTGAATTTAATGCAACACATCCTGCTGTTAGTGCTAGATTATCTCCACCATCAAAACTTCCAACCTTGCCTGCATCTAATGCCAGTGTTTGATCAGCACGTACACTTATTTTTAATTTACTGTATGCTTTAAATTCTGCTTCTGCTCTTATGTTGACATAGGTGGATTCTAAATTTAACCTTTGTTTACTCAACATGTTGATGTTTTGTCCAGCATACATGTTAATGTCCTTGTCAGCATGTAAATTGATAGTACCTTGTGTTCTTACGTTTACTGAATTTGTTGAGAATACATCTACTGTTCCTTGAGCCCCAAACTCTAACCACGACTGCCCATTAGCATGCGTAATATAAAAACAGTTGCCATCGTCACTCATTGTGATTTGATGACCTTTAGCAGTTCTAATTCTAATTAATTGATCGTTGCCTTCGAGATCTCCGTCATCCATAACAAGAGTGTGACCCCCACGACGACCAATAACTTTTACTTGATCTTCAGTGACCTCACCTTTTTCTAATTTTGATTTAATGTCTGTTTCACTAAAGCCTCCAGCATAGATAGGCTTACCCGGAGTGCTTACTCCAAATACAGAACTAGGGCTTTCTCTCTGACTGCTTGATGATATCGGACCTCTAATGGTGTCGTTGATTAGACCTTGTTGGAAAATTGAATATGCGTGTGTTGAGTGGATAGGTTTAGATCTATCCCAAAATCTACTGTCTTCAAATACTTCAGGATTTTCACCGTTAATTTCTGTTACTGGTACAGATCCTACGCCACCATAAAAACTTCCTGCGGCTGCTCCTGCCTTGTCATATTTAGGAGAACCAGCAATGCCGGGAATCATGTGACCTAGACCTGGGTCTGGAACGCATCCTGAGTAGTATCCTTGATTTGGGTCGCCATCTGCAAAGAAACAAAATACTCTAGTTCCTATGTCAGGTGGAGTAAACCACATACCGTATGTGTGTCGATTGCCTACAAAGTTTCCTGTACCGTCATTACCACCTGCGTGTTGTGTTGCACCATAAAAATGAGGAAGGTAGTTTACTGTTCTCCAGTTTGACTCATCGTCTGGGTTTTCACCACCAAATGCTTCAATATAGACTCGTAGTCTACCAGCTCTAGTAGAATCTATACTAGATTTAATTATACCGATGAACGGACCAAATTCTGATGGGACTCCTCCCTTGTCAAATTTGTATGCTGTTCCTCGACCTCTGTTTCTTTGTACGTTTTCTGCCATATGTCTATTTAATACCTATGCGTCTCTGGTGCTGAATATTTTTGGAAATGTGCTATCTTCTGTTTTTGTTTTACTTTCTATGTTGTTTGATTGTTTTACATTACCAACAGTAACAGATGATCTGTCTGGAAACTCTACCATTAGCCCTTCAAGCTCTTGGGTAAATGTTCCTTTAATAAATTTATTCTTAACACTAATAATTTGATATATTAATCCTTTGGTGTTTGTTCTTACATATTGATCAACGCTTTTAAGTAGTATTTCCTTAGGCTTTGCTTCGCCTGTCTCTTCGTTATAGTCTTCAATGGTGTTATAATTAACTTCGCAGAATACTTCTTGACTGTCATAGTTCAATGACCCGTCATTTAAAAAAGGACTAAAGTTTTTTCCTGCTCGATAAAAAATATCGCCTTGTTGGATAAAGTCAGGGTCACCTAGTATGGTCATTTCCATTCTGGCAAAATCAACAGGTGAGTACAACACACTGGCCGCTCTAGCCGCTTCGTCTGCTGATTCACCAACACCGTTTTGACTGCTTTGATCTGGCGGTCCAACTGCTCCGCTAGCCTGTTCAAAAGATGCTTCGTCTGCCGCTAACTGTTGGCTTTCTCGAGATTCATTTGAAAAGTTTGGGCTCAATGATGTGTAGTACAAGGCATTAAATTCTACTTCGTAGTCTAAGACTTCTGTATTTTCTCCAGTAAACCAATAGTTAAATTTCTTGTGTACACCTCTAAATCTATCTTTAGGAAATGCAGGACTTTTAGTGTCAGTGACCTGCTGTGGTGTTATAACAAACTCAATCTTGTACGCAAAGTCTTTTCTTATTTTATCATATCCCTTAGATTCTAGTTTTGTGGTAATTTTATACCAAGCCAATACTGGATTGCCGGCTTTGGTTTGCCATTCTTTTTTAACTACATTGTACTGCATCGTTTGTTGATTAGTAATATACTGGCTAGTTTTTAATATACCATCTATACTTTGTTGTAGCTGTTGCCCGGCAGTTACACTTACTGTAAATGTTTCTTTTTCAACTTGACCTTTACTGTTAGTCAAAAGACTACTAGTAGTTGACGGAGAAGAAGCTGTTCTTGGTTTAGCAACATCGCCCGGTGGCATTACCTTTTGAGAGCCCATATTACTTCCAACGAACGTAACCTTATATTCATCAGCAATGCTCTGTGATTTTGTCTTAACATATTCTTTTTGTTGTTTGTTTAAAGCATCCATCAGCCCGGTACTAATTGCCCTTTTGCTAGTCTTTGTATCTACTTCTAGATCACTTGTTCCCATAAACAGGTTTTGTAATGTTTGTCCTTTGATTTCAACCTGGAAAGGTATAGTTGCACGCTTTTGACTTAGTGCCTCAAAGTGATTAACTGGTAAGGCTTCGCACACATACTCAACAGCACCTGTAGTGGCCCGTGTAGTAATATTAGAAAACTTAAATGGAATAAATTTTTCATTGACACTGTTTTTGTCTGATCTATTGTTATCAATTCCTGTTGAGTCTACTGCCGGTTGAGAACTAATTTGATTCCCTTCGTCGTCATATCCGTGAAATCTAATTACCATTAGGTAGTGTTGTTTAATAAAGTCTGATGTAGATTCAGAGATGTCTCTGGTTGCATTTTTTAATCGTTCTATAAATGTAAATCCATAGGGCTCAACTATTTTAAAATTTAACCTTGTTTGATTAGTTGCTCCTCTAACTGCTCTAGGCATTAGACTTTCCATTTCTAAATCTTCTATAAAGTAGTCTAGATCAAAATGTCTATTTCGCGTAGCTCCGTTTAGGTCAGCTTCTAGTCCACCACCGCCACTTCCGCCACTTTGCATTAATAAACTTAGTCCTGCTACAGACTTAGTTTCTTCTGCACTCATTGTAGAAAACTGTTCAGGAGTCATTAGGTATATGCTTAACTGATATGTATAAGTTGCCATACTGGCTAATGAATTTAATTTTGCTTGTATATTTTGTTCAAATGCTCCTGGATATTTAATGTCACCTTGTCCTACTAGATTACCTCCGGTAGATCGAGCACGGTCTTCATCAAATTTTGTTCCTGCAAGATCATCGCTTGGTAGTCCACCGACCTGCTGTGTTTGTGTTTCGTTAGCATTAGTTGGAGTTATTTTTTTAAGTGAATTTAATTCACTTTCCAATGGAGGAGTTTGGGTTGTGGCACTTTCTTCTCTACCTGCCTTGTCGTCTGAGACAATCTCCCCAACACTGTTTGTGCCTGTCTTTTTGTCAAAGCCTAATCGACCGTCACTAAGTGAATCTCTAATTGTGTCTAAGGCCGCTTGAGCAATTGCTTTGGCTTCGCGTGCTTGTGCTACAGCGTCAATCACTCGAGTACCGTATACTAGATCAGATTGTCCTTCTCTAACTTCACCTTGGTTTAAAAAACTTGTGACGGCATTCAGTGTGTCAAGGGCTTCTGCATCTAGTTCTCTGCCTGCTATCTCTGTTTGATTAGTTGTAGAAACATACACATTAACCTGTGCTGAAATTCGAACAGCTCTGGAGCTAAGGCTAGATGCTTGATTTTCGTATTGGGTAGATTGAACTGATGTTACTGCCATCTTAGAAACCTAACGCTGATTTAAGAGTTGAAATCTTTGGTAAGAATATTTTTGTGCCAACTTTAAAATCGTAAATCGGGTCCACTATTGAATTTGGATTGCGTTGTGCAAACACCCACCACAGACTGGGATCATCATATAAATCTTGAGCTAGCAGGTCCGGGCGATGCTGATAGGTAATAGTTACCGTAAACATCTGATCATCTGCTTGTTTAGGAATTGGTCTATTCTGCATTACTCCGAGATAATTGTCTTCAACTTGTGAAGTGAAGTAAGGAGATGTTGATGCGTATTTTACTTTTGCCATTACCAGAACCCTCTTCTAATACCTTGTCCTTGTGCATAGTCAGCAACGCTAAACTCTTGGCTTGACCGTTTACGACCAACAATTGGATGTAGTGTCATTGTTAATTCTATTTTAGTTGGAACATAGCTTGAATTAGTTTGATCTAATTGTCCTGTACCTGATCCATAATATCTATTTTCTGCACCTTTGCTAACGCCCTGGCTGAATAACTGTAGTATCCTCGACAACGGACTTTGGTACCCATTATTCTGTACTCTTCGTTCACTAAGGTCAATTGTGGCATTACCTGTTCCACTAGTACGCACATAGTCAACATCAGGTGGCATAATGTAATTAAACTGTTGTATCACACAAGGATGATCATTGAATTGATTTTCACCAAATCCATCTAAAAATACCAGCGGAGGTGGAGTTCCTCTGTTGCTGTCTTGGCCATAAAACATTTTAGTTGCTGAACGAAAGAAGTGTATTGCGGCCAACAAGTAGTCTGCTTCTTTAGTACTTTGTGCAGTGAATGTTCCTGTAATTTGTATATCACTGATTTCACTACTTTGATAAAAATACTGTGCATAGTTTGAATGCGTTGGTGTTGTTTTATTGTAGTTGGCCTGATAATTAATCATTACTTGAGGAGTATATGGAAATATAACACCATCTGTAGATTTTAATGGATCTAGTATGCCCGAGTCACTTGACTTGTATAATACTTGACTACCAGGAGCCAAACGTACACGGAACCGCCAATCGCTAGCATCGTTGTCTGTTGCTCTTATATTTGCTTGTTCTTTGGTATTGTTCTCAAAACCGTAATCAAAAGCATTCTCTGGTGTTGGGGTCAGTATAGGAGGTACCACTGGAGCTGGTTCTGTTGTTCCATACGGACTATTTGCTATATTATCTTCTGCCATCTTGTTTCCTCATTATAATACTATTTATTGGAATAATAATAACCCACTATAATTGCTAAACCAAAAAAGGTTGACAGGGGCCGTTAAGACTGTATAATTAATTGTATAACAAGGAGATATATAGTGGCTGAAGAACCTAAAGTAGTAACAAGAACTGGACGTAAGGTAAACTATCTAAACAATAGAGATATCCTTAAAGAAATTCATAAATCAAAAGCAACCTATTGTACATTCTTAGATAAAGAAACACAGCATCAACAGGATGCTATTGTTTACGATCTTGCTAAAATTAATAAGGCTAGAATTAAAGAAGCCAAAGCAGAAGTGATTGATCGACACAAAAGAGCAACAGGTGAAATATTAAAACCTAGAGAGATTCCAGACACTAGTTTAGTATTTCGTTTAATGACATGGGAACATATTCCGTTAGTTGACAAAAAACCTACTAAAGCACAGCTAAAAAAACGAGCCAAACTAGAAGATATGTTTGATGATATTGAAGAAGCCAGAGAAGACGAAGATTATGGTATCACTGAACAAGTGTACACTAAATGTAATTTCCCTCCATTCTTCCATTATATGATTACCGAAGAGGGCACTCCTTATCTAGTAGGTAAAAGTCATTGGAAAGGTGATTTAGAAACTGGTGAGTTTTCAAAAGATCACGGAGCAATGACAGGCAAACTAGCACACATGTTTATTAAACTGTGCGAGCGTTATGCTACTCGAAGTAATTGGAGAGGTTATACCTACAACGAAGAAATGCGTGGACAAGCATTGCTACAATTAAGTCAAATTGGTCTACAATTTGATGAAGCTAAGTCACAAAATCCGTTTGCATATTATACAGCGGCTATTACTAACTCGTTTACACGTATCCTTAATATCGAAAAGAAAAACCAATCAATACGTGATGATATCTTAGAAATGAACGGATTGAACCCAAGTTGGACTAGACAAAACAGTGAAATAGATGTTAAACTAGCAGAGAAGCACAACAAACAGCAAGTAGCTGATACTAAAGAAAAAGAAACAGAAGCAAAATAACTTATTAACTCCTAAGGAAGGTTATTTGAGTAATCTATTTAAAAAAGCGGCTATTCTGACAGATATACATTTTGGATTAAAGTCAAATAGCCAGCTACACAACGAAGACTGTTTGAATTTCGTCAAATGGTTTATCACTAAGGCCAAAGAAGAGGGTTGCGAAACCTGTATCATGATGGGTGACTGGCACAACAATCGTTCTGCTATCAACATTGTTACACTTAACTACAGTCTACAAGCAATTGAATTACTAGGACAAGCATTCGACAGAGTATTCTTTATTCCTGGTAATCACGATCTATATTATAGAGACAAACGAGATGTACAAAGTGCGGCATGGGCCAAACATGTTCCTAATGTTGAGATAGTAAATGACTTTTACAAAGAAGGTGATGTACAGTTTGCACCGTGGCTAGTAGGTGATGATCATAAAAAAGTTAAGAAACTAGAAGGTCGTTATCTGTTTGGTCATTTAGAACTTCCACATTTCTTTATGAATGCCATGGTACAAATGCCAGACACAGGTGAGATACAAGGAGAAGACTTCCAAGGTTTAGAGTCAGTATACACAGGTCACTTTCACAAAAGACAACAAAAGAAAAACATTATCTATACTGGTAATTGCTTTCCTCACAACTATGCAGATGCTGGTGATGATGCCCGAGGAATGACCGTGTTAACTTGGGGTGAAGATCCAGAGTTTTATTCGTGGCCTGATCAACCTAGATACAGAGTATACAAACTCAGTGATGTATTAGAGGCACCAGCAGATCTATTACACAAAGGTATGCACACCAGGGTAAACATTGATATTGATATCAGTTACGAAG